GTAAGTCAATCACGTGATAGTGATTTGCTTGAGGTCCAGGACCAACTTGGAAATTATGAATAGTACCAGTTACAGATAACACTTCCATTGTTACTTCATAATCAACAATATTATTTAAGTTATCGGTAAATGTATATGTTATTCCGTCGTTATTTGAGTTTTCGAAATTCAACCTAGCATTTACATTGTCTACAGTATATGCACTTCCTGGAGTGTTCCAGTTAATGTTAATACCAGAAGCATCAAAATTCCAATTTGAAATTAAGTTGTATGGGTTAGTACCTAATGCTAACTGTAAACGACCTTGTGGTCCATCACCTTCAGGGTCTGTATTTGCTAAAGTATATTTAACTTCATACAGTTTGCCTTCTTGAATATTAACAGTCTGATTAATTTCAGTACGTCCTTGAACAGAACCGTCACAATATGCTTCACCAGCAGTATTAACAGTCCAACCACCACCAAGATACCAAGCATTTTGCCCAGATACACGTTGCTTTAACGAAACGTTATCTACTTTACCAACACCACTTGCTGTAAGTTTCATATGTGTAGTATTAACTGGAGCAATTAACGTTTCAGAATACATTCCTGCGTCTGTGTTAAAGTTACCAGTAACAGTAGTGTCACCAATTAATGACATTTGAATTGTACCAGAATTACCACCAAATTGATCAACAAAACCTTCAATGATTTCATAACCAACTTCATATTGGTCACCGTCTACAACAGAACCCGTTATGATTTGTTCGATATTACCACCAGTAACAGCATTAGTAGTAAATGCCTGACCTGCACTAATTTGGAAAGAACCGTTTTCAGACCAAGGTGCTTCTTGTAATAGCACATTAGTCAATACAATATTTGAACGTTCTGTATCATCTAAAGAAATATAGAATTTAGATATTCCTTCGTTTGCCGTTGTAGTTAAGAATGTCTCAACACCAACACCAGCAGTTAAACTAACTGGATCTAAGTATGAAATAGAACCTAATTCAATATCCATTGCTTGTACTTTAGGAATTGCTCCAGCACCATAACCAGTAATCAAGTTACCTAATCCAGTAACATCTGCCTGTGTTCCTTTAACTGGGAAAGAATTCTCAGGAATAGGTTGTACTTGGAAGAAGTTTGGACCAGAACCGTTATCTACAACGATCTTGTCTTGAATCCATAGTGGAGTCCACATATTATCTTGACCATGATGGAAGTAAACAACGATGTCGTCTCCTGCATTAACAACAGGTAAATCTAAGATATTTAAAGTACCGACCATAGAAGCATGAATATCACACTGATAATATAAAGTATCAGGTGCGTCCATAGGAACTGTGAATGTCATTAATTCGATATCTGCATCACCAAACTCGCCAGTAACACCAGCATTTGGACCAAATCCAGATTCAGCACGCGAACCAACAACACCATTAGTGTATTCACCAAAGAAAGCACCAACAGTAAAGTTAGTACCATTATCTGTTGTTACGTAAATTTTATGTCCCGGAGCATTAACTCTAAATTTGTATTCACCACCTCTATATAAATTAACAATAGGGTTTGTTCCTTCAATCATTCCTGATTTATCGAATTTGTAAAGTCCTTGGTATGCTTCTACGTGATACGCACCATTAACCTCACCAGGAGCAACAAACGGACCAAATCCAGAATTTCCATCAGCACCCGTAAGACCGAAGTCCTCAGGAATAGTCCATGTAAATTCTTTAGAGAAGTTTCCAATATATTGAGATTCTCTCCATTGAGGAAGACCAACATCGTCAGTAGGGTTCAACACAGAACACGCAGTCTTATCATCAGTACCATTATAATACCAACCATTAACGTCTAATGACTCACACCAACCACCAAGACCCATACAAACTGGGAAAGGTTGAGTAGACGTCCAAACACCCGGCTCTTCTTCGAGGTTTACGAAGTCGTTATGGTCGCCAGAAACAACAGTAAGTCCATGAGATGCTCTCATAGAAACACATTTTTTGCCGTCGTTATCTATGAACCCAGAATCTACTAGGTTATCCCAACCACCACCTTGAATTGCTTTAATACCAGCAGCGTGCATATACATAGGAACAACATTGCCCGTTGAAGGGTCAATTTGCGTAATATGCCCAGAAGGGTTCCATGCGTTATTTTTAAATTTGTAAGTACCACCACGGAATAAATTAAATCCTGCTGGAGCACCAGTAATAGGGTCGTATAATGTTACATCACCAAACGATGCATAATCTGCTTCGTCTCGCTGGTATGGTGCGTACGACGGATCCGTTCTGTCCCACCAAGTCCAATACCACGGAGAGTTCTGCGCACCCTCAACAACAGAAAGTGCTGGATCCGCAAACGTAATAGTAGTTTGAGTATCAACAATAATTTCCATATGTTCTGTCGGACCATAACCATCACCAATCGCAATAACCGTATGGTCACGCATAGCACCAGGAAGTTCTGATGGAGTGTATGGTTGAGGGCCAGAAGGTAACTGTACAACATCACCAACAACTAATCCATGTAAATCTGAATTAATTGTATTTGGTCTAGACCATTCAATTTGAACACCAGTTCCTTGAATCATATCACCGATATGATTTGTAATATCGCGTTCAACTTGGAATCTGTAAGATGCTAAGTCTGCGACAACTGTATATTGTTCAATAACGTTGTGTTCGGTTGGTGTTGTTCCTTCTGAGTTTACTAGAGGATAAATTATAGTTTCTGTTGTAGTTATATTATCCGCATCAATTACGGCTTCTACCCAGTAGTTTGTATTACCATGATGAATTCCGTCATAAATATTGGTGAAGTGCATTCTTTGCCCTTGTACCAGGCCATGACCGATAGAATAAATACCTTTTTCTTTCTTTACGAACCCAGGAATGTCTGTAAATGGAATTGCTATATCCACTGGGTTTGATCCATCTCCGGACCCACCTTCGTCGTATTGTGCAATAGAGAAACTAAACGATCCAGGATACCAAACACGACCAAAGTCATGGATATGTTGGTCAATTACAGTAATCGCATAAATATCATTTACTGGATCTACGCAACCAAATTCAACCGTATGGAAATGCTGAGGATCTGAAGTACCGAAGTCTGACGTTTTAGTCATAACAACACCAGTTCCATCGTGAGCAGTTGTTCCGTCAGGGTTTTCGCCAGTAACAATTAACAGTCCTGCTTTAAGGGTTGCTTCTTCTGCTTCTGTGATCAGAATCTCGTGATAATGACCGAAGTTTACAAGTTCAATTTTAGTTCCACCCGTAACTTCTAAATATGAATCTAGTCCATGTGTGTGGTTGCCAGTCATTCCCACTAACCATATGCCACCAAGTCCACCATTAAGAGTTAAGTCCCAAGTAAACGTACAATCATGTGTATGACCTTCGCCATTATCGTTTGTTGTAATAATTTCATTATTGCCTGTTTGCACATTAGCAAATTCTGCAGTAGTCATTGTTACTGTATGCACATGACCCATTTGATTGACATCATTTAAGAATATATCAATTTGCTCTTGACCTTTAACAACGGCAGATACGGCAAAAGTTTCCCATTGCTTTTCTCCGAAGATTAATGAACCATCAGAACCATAACCAGAACCACCTGCGGTTAAAGTCACCGCAGTTAGGGAGCCAGAAATAGTACATTCAAACAAAGCTGCTGTTGTAGGAGCTCCTCCAAGAAGGTCAATTATTGGTGCCGATTGATATCCAACACCAGGATCCGTGACAGTAATACCTGTGATTTGCCCAGTAGCTGCATCAAAATCCGCAGTAGCTGTAGCAGGGGTAGTAGGTGTGCCACCTGTAAATTGTACAGTAGGTTGAGATGTATATCCAGCACCGCCGTAGTTTGTAGAAAAAGTTGTCGCTATTTTACCGTCATATGTTGCCGTTGCGGTTGCACCAGCTCCACCACCACCCGCGATGAACACTAAAGGTGCTGAATCGTAACCTAGTCCACCGGCTAGCACAGCCGTCCATGTTTCTGCCGCACCGACACAATCACTTTCGTTGTCGTATGCTACATTAGAACAAGAACCGTTATCATTAAGTGAAATTGAAGTAACAATACCATTTTGAATAGCAACAGAAGATTGGGCTTCAGTTGTTGCGTTACCACCAGAAAAGGTGACAGATACTGGACTTGACGTATCTGTAACGTTTTCTGCACCAGATTGGAAAGAAACCACATCATTGATTGATAAGTTGTGATATAATGAATCTACATTCGTCTGAGAACCAACACCACCAATAGAAGTACATGGGTTTGTCATTTCTAAACTAATAAAATAAGAAGTAGAAGTGCTATTTAATGCTTCCATAGTACCATAATTTACTGGCATTTTAACAGTATCGCCTTTATTCAACCCATGGTCGACATTGTAAACGTATCTATGATTAGTTTTAGTAAGTAATCTTCCTTCCTCTAATGGATGGAATGTACAATGGAAATAAATATCGTGATAACCGTCAACAACCCACGACCAAGTCTCGCCTGGTTTCATATCCGGAGATTGGAAAGATATATTATCATCCGATACTGCGTTATGTAATAGGTAATTAGTTGGTGGGTTTGTAAATATTAAAGTATCACCTTCACGTGCCGTAACATTGTAAGGAATAATAAGGTGAGTCTGTGTGGTAGGATCGTTTACATTACCTGCGTTCCAAACACCACCACCAGAAGTACAAGCAAGTTCCATAGCAGGAAATGCATTATTGTAATCTGCAATTGATGTGTCGAATGGTACAATAGTTCCATCACAAGTAGGTAGTGATAACGTTGCATCTTCTATGATAGATACTACGTATGTTACTGGTTCTGGTCCACCACCAGATTCTGAGAATACTGTTGTATCCACAGAAAGGACATCCACCATATTCTTAGCACCGTTGGGTAAATCCCAACCAACATCATTAATAACTAAATCGTATGATAGTTTGTATTGAGTATTAGGTTTTAATGTAGAATTAAACCAAATCGTCGACGCACCATTACCATCAGAAATACCTGAAATAATATTAGTGCCTTCTGCGATTAATGTGTCGAATTTATAAGTAACACCGTTTGCCCAAGGCATAGCAATGTCAGTACCTACTTCAAAGTTTGAAGATTTAGCAATCTCAACTTCTAATGCGTCTGAATCAAAATTAGGGTTTTGTACAATATTGCTTGTATTATATTCAATCGCAATATCACCATTGTTTACTAATTCGTTAGGAGTAGTAAAGTCAGCAGACTTGTCTGCAAGGTTGATGATGAATTGACGGTAAGCGGTTAAATGCTCCATATTATCCATAATCTCTAAAGACTTCAGCATCAATGCCAAGTCTTTGATACCCAATGCTGGATCTGAAAGTTTAATTGATAATGAATCTAAAAAGTCTTCCTTTTGCTGGTCGATTCTTAATAATTCGTCTAACGTAAACGATGAGTTTGTATAATGTGACATTTATAATTCCTGTATTATTCTTCTTCAAAGAATGCCATTTGTAATGACGCAATGACGTATGGGTCTGAAATACCTAACATTTCAAATTCATACAGTCGAACAATGTTGTTCTGCTGTTGAATCATTTGGTTAGTTCTTTCTCTCCAAGTTTTAAATGTATCGTCCTTTCTTACATAAGGTATTTCTCTGGCTGTAGATTGCGTTGCCATATTAATTCTCCTTATTTAATAACGATTCGACTAGTGATGTTAGTATATTTATCTCACTTCTCATACTATTTATAACTTTCTTATTACTTTGTTCTTGTAGATTTCTAAGTTTTTGCCCGGCGATAACTTTCTTTCGAGCATTATATCCATCGGTATTGTTAAAAATAACAGCACCCGTAATCGGGTCTTTAGTATAATTTAAGTCTTCCATATTCTATTCTCCTAAGTTACAGCAAGTACACGCAACTCTCTGATTGCAGGTAAGTAAACTGGGTTAGTTGTATGTAATTCAACCTTAATTCTAAACGAACTAAACTCTCCTGTAATTTTCTTTAGAGGCTCGAACGTATGTTCAATAAATTCCATGTCTGTTGAAATTTCAGAGTTGTTATTAGAAGAACCTGAGTCTTTCATTTCTCTCCACACAACAGGGTCTGATTCGATAATTGCCATTGGGTAGTCTACATGACCTGCATCTACTACTGATGTTACTTGTAGTAAAGGAACTTCTTCTGAACCTTGCGTTCCGTCTTGTAAAATAACTGCACGGTAGAATTTTCTATTTAAGTCGTTACCACTAGTACCGAACCAAATATCACCAACAGCATAAGTAACAGCAGGGTTAAATTTCTGAGCACCTTCTAAATCATACTTAGATACCCAACAAGTTTCAATTACTTGTTGTGGGAACGAAATGTCAGTAACGTACATTCTTGTTGTATTGTCAACATTGTCGTCTCCGTCAATATACATGCTAGATTCATATACACCAACAGTACCGTTCCAAGTAGAATAACCTGGATTACTTGCAACTGGTCCTGTATGTAAAGTAACTTGAATTTCTGGAGAATTAATGTATGTAAATGCGTACTCTTCTTCGAAATTATTAACCGTGTAATAACCGTGTGAATTGAAATCTGGGTTAGTTGTAATATCAACATAACGTGGAATAACAGAACCTGTATCGTAGAATACTTTAACATAAGTTTCAGTTTTCTCTTGAACAGACAGCCACATCTTCAAGTCGTCTGCAGGGTTAGCAAGTTGTACCATCTTAGATACATACACACCCTTTTGGTTATGAGTTTCTACTGCAGTATCAAACACAACATTATTTTGAGTAATAACACTTAAACGTTCAGCATTAAATACGGGAGTCAAGTTAGGGTTATTTGTTGTTACGTTAGCAAGAACTGATAAAGGAGTATATGAATAACCAGAAGCAATAGTATGAGAACCGTCAAATGTCATTTGAACATCAAACACTTCATCGTTTCCGTCAGTAACCCCTGTTATTACATTATTAGTATCAGAGTTTACAACAACACTATAATCTACATCAGTACCTTGCAGTAATAATGGAGAGAAGTTTGGAGTAAACCCAGTTGCTTGATGAATACCATCAAACCCTTTCATATTAAATTGTGCCACACCAGTATTATTTGTGTCAAATACACACTTATTTAATTGGAACTTAACGTCTTTAGTCTGCTCTGGTGTCCACGTAGAGTTATTCTGTGATGTAAACATTGAACCAAGGAATGGTTGTGAATTAATATATTCACCAGTAGATTTATCTTGCTCACCTAATTCTGAAATCCAGATATTATAGTTTAATGAATCAGAAATAACAACGAAGCAATATTCTGTTCCATTCATCAAGTAGATAGGGTCTGCGAACGTAAATCTTGTGTTTGCCGTACCATTGCTTGAAGTATAAACGTCTGCTGGGTATAATAACTTAGTTGCAAGTGGCAGTGGACTCCATGCTGGATATCCAGAACTCATTTCACGAATCTCGATTCTAACAGGAGTTCCTTCGTTGTCTTTAGAATAGAAGTAAATATCAATAGAATCAATAAATATACCACCGTCCATATTAGATACCATAAATGATTCAGCAACTGGATCGTAATATTCACGAATAGACTTCTTAGTAGTAGTTGTAGTTACATCACCCCCCACCTGAGTGGTTCTATTAGCAGTTCCAATTTGAGTATCAGAAATATCCTCAACTTTAGTCTCTGCTTCTAACGTACTCATAACAGTTCGTTGTCTTGTGTTCAAAGTACCTGCAGATGTGTAACTAGCAGATGCTTGAGAAGATACAGAACCATCAAATGCGTCTTGTACAGAAAGGAACTTCTTACCAGTTCTAAATTTAAGTCCATCATTAACACTCGGAATAGTGAAAATCACATCTCGAATTTTACCTAATTCGTCGGTCATAACCGCATCACCAAGCGCACCACCTAAAGGTTTACAATAAGCATCAACGTTTACACCATCAAATTCAAAATGCATTTGAACAGAAGGTCTTAATTTATCAGCCTTTATTGTAATATCTTTAGAACGCATCCAACCGATAGAAGAAGAATCTAATACTTTATTATCTAAAGTTGTTCTGATGTCTTTTGCTTCTTGGTAAGTACGAGTTCCAGATCTTACTGAAGTAGAAGTTCGTGTTTGGTCTTGTTTCCATGTGTCTGATTTCTTAATAACATCTTGCCACATATCAAATTGCTTAGAAGGTCTGTTTGTAGGAGCAACATCTCTTGTTCCACCAATCCAAGTGTTAGTTGCCATCCAACCTTGATTCCAAATTTCCTGAAGACTGAATCCTCTAATATTGGTGTGTCCATTTGCCGCAACAGTACCGTCCATTTGAGTAACGTCTACACGTCCTTCCCAACCATGTACATTTCTTGTGCGTCCTCTAAATTTAGTTTCAGAAGAACCTGCCACGAAATCTTTAGCTGCACCAACATCGTTCCAACCAGTCCAAGTAGTTGCCCAAGCACCCCAACGAGTTTGGGTACCAAATGCTTCAACCTGTGCTAACACCGCGTTATTGTTTTCATTTTGTACAACTACGTCTGGTCTAAATTGGTCTTCAAACCAAGTATCAGAAGATGGGGAAATTTCTAAGAAACCTGTCCATGACATTCTTGCGAATGGGTTTAAGTTTAAGAAAGATGAAGCAAAACTTTGAGACAACCAACCCTCTTGTACAGAGAAATCTAATGTCCATGTCTTACCTTCAGCACTCTTTCTTAAACCTGTTACTCCACTGTCCATTTCAAAGTCATACCCTTTCATTTCGAAAGGAGTAGTGCAAATACCTGCTTCTGGGTAAATAGAAACGAAATATTCGGCACTAGATACATCACCAATACCGTGGTCAACAAATGGGTCAATTAGCATACCATTCTTATATCTTTCAAATCCGTCGGAATCTATAACCTGCATAGAAGCAGTATCTTTTTCTAATAAGTTTAATGCTGTGTAATATTCTAATGAAGAAATACGTTCGTCCAACTCACGTAAATCACTCATCTTATAATTCTTATTGTCAATATGTGTAACTGAAATGTTCTTAGCTGCATATGTATATGGAGGTACATATAAATTATAAAGAGTCATTTCAGATTCTCTTTCCTTTGGAAGTTTTGCTCCTTCTGAAGAGAACCCTTGTTTGATTTCAAAAATACCATCAGTATTTAGAATCAATCTATCAGCACGAGGTAAATAGTAATCGTACGAAACTGTAATATTTCCTCCAGGTAACGGCAAGAAGTTTCCTTCGTTGAAGTTTGCGTCAGTACATCTAAAGTCTAATGTATCCGAAAGTCTGTAATAGTTAGGAACTAAAAACCCTTCGTATGTCCCAATATCTGCATACGAAATAGCTCCGTCGGTGAATGAATTTACAGCAGTAAATGAAGAACCATTAGACGACCCATATGTAAATACTTCGTATGTTACCGTGTATGTGCCTGTTTGTGGGATTACACTTTCATCTGGATTTGACCATTGTACATATGCGTCTTTATATTCTGTATCAAAGTCACCTTCAAAGAACCAAAAGTCATCAGTAACGTCGTTTGCTCCCGGATCCGTAATATAAATAATTTTACTAACACCAGGCTCTAAAACTAGTTTATTGTTTGCAAGAGTATTGCCAGCCGCAATAGTTGTATCTAATACAACGTCTACGTTTGATTTAGTAGTATGTGTGATAGACTTCCATGTGGAATTTGATATCCACATGTTTGCCATAATTTGTAGGTTGTCGTTTTGGTATATGTTGCTAGGAGATCCTGCTTGATCTTCAAAATAGATAACTACGTTTTCATTACCAGTAGTATCTGCGTACCATACAACGGCTGCTGTTGAGTCTGTTCCTTTTTCTGGAATATTCGCACCGATATCTGAGTTGTATATATAAAGAACAGTTTGCCAATGCATAGAAGGATACGCCGAAGGAATCGTCATATTTGTTCCACCAGTATTAACAACACTATAATTCTTTTGTGTGCTATAGTGAATTTGACCAGCAGTCAACGTTGATGTCAATCTTGCAGTTTCATACAACCAAGGTTTAAATACACCTTTCTTAACAGTCGAACCAGTAGGTCTATAAAGTTTAGCATAAACAGCAGGGTTTGATTCTGAAACAACATAAGTTGCCGGAGCAATGATGTCCAAACCTTCTTCTGTGTCCAAATAAACTCTAAAAGAATCTCCGTATTTTGTAAAGTGAGTGATTCGTTTAGTTAAGTCGATCTTCTCTAATACTTGTCCACCAGTATATAATGCGTTTGTGATGAAATTAACTTTTTCTTTCTTAAATACATCAAAAACTCCAGTAACATCGTCCAACGAATTTATTTCTAAATAAGGGCCAAACTCCGTATTGATATTATCCGAAACGATATGTCTTGTTGTTCTTCCTTTAGGTGCTGTTAGTTCTACAGTAGAAGTTAATTCGTTTTCATAACCTCTAACATATGCCTTACCTGATTCAATTTTAACTTTATAATTCGCATTATCGTTTTCATCTTCAATGATTTCGATTGGGAAGTTTTTAGTTGTGTAATCACCAGACTCATCGTAAGTTCTTCTTGCTAACTCATCAACAAGTGATGTGTACGATGTACGAGAAACTGGTTTATTAACAACTCCATTTTCAATAATCACCATAGGTAAGAAATTTGTTCCGTCTACAGAGTCCGTTTCTTTAATTAGTTTTAGGTTGATTGAATATCTATCCGCACCTGGAGCATTTTGGTTATAAAAACCAGAAGCAGGGTCAAGTAGTCTAGGATCCGATGTTGCCTCAATAATAGTTTCTTCGATATCAAGTCCGACATTAACTGTCGGAATGTCGCTAGTATAATCTAAGAAAATAGTTTGAGATACCACAGGAACGAAATGATTTCCGACATATAAAATACCGTTTCCGATAGTTGCCTCTAACCCTTTGCCTATTGCAGACACCACACCAGCATTACCGAGAGCAACACTTCTTATAACGGTCATTGAACCGTTATACCAACTATTATTACTACATACACCATTAATCAACGTCACGTTAGGTAATGTCGTATCACAATGAGTATCGTATGTTTCAATAGACTCACCAACTACAAACTCGTTAGATAACGGTTTGATGTAATATACAGGCTGAGTTTCGTCGTCGTGTAGTTGCACAATCTTGGCAATAGCACCAGAAGTTGCTCCCCATACAACACGACCTAACCACGATGCGTCTGCTGTTGCTAATTGAATATAATGTCTTTTATTAACACCAATATCGGCACCAACAATAGCAGTTCCGTCTTTCCAAATGTGATTTGCTCCAGAACTTAATTGATTCTGAAGAATAGATTGGATTTGCGTCAACTCTCGAGCTTGAACAGAACGTCCAGGATTAAAAAGAATCCTTAAGAACTGGTCATTTGCGTCAAAGTCGTCGTAGTATGGAGCGGTATTGAAATTAATCGACATAGTATTATCCTAAAATGAGTGTCTAATTACACTAACCCTATATTTATAGAGTTAGTTTAAAAGGGATTTAGAATTCTACTACAAGTTTCAGGTCCTCAATTTGGTCAGGGGCACGAGTAATTGCACGTCTGTTTTCCAAATAAATCAACTGTCCAGTATTTTCTTCTAAAGATAACGTAGCATCAGAATACACAGAAGACTGTGCCTTTGAACCACCACCATCTAACTCTGGGTTACGTAGTAAACCAATTTGACGGAAGTCGTCGTTGTCTGGGAAACCATCAGAAGTTTCAAGTCTAACGTGAATTAGTCCGTGATGACATTTAGCAGAGAAGATAGCATTAGCATCACCAAACACTGCTTGTTCAGAACCAGCAAGAACAGAATCACCGTAAATTACAGGCATCCAGTCATTTGTAGTTGAGTTAATAATATCATTTAGTTCTAGTTTGTATAGGTAGCTCCATACATAACCGTCTAGTGTGTCAATTACTTGAGCAACAGTTTGAGCAACATCACCTGTCGCTCCAGTAGGACTATTAGAAGCAGCGTTTGGTAACCAAAGTCCACCAGCAGTTGCTTCACAAGTTGTTCTATCCGTTTGAATTGCTGAATAAGAACCACCAATGTAACATTTACCAAAACCACTTGTCTCTGCAGTCCAAGTTGCACCAGCTGCTGCACAGTCAGTTGCACTATTGCTAGTGTAATCGTCACAGTATGCTCCACCAGGCTCTTTCACACATTCATACACTCGGTACTCCGTGTTCATTGCAATAGAATGAGATCCAACAATAGAAATAAACGAACGACCAGCATCAGGGATTCCTGTTACACCTTCAGAACCATCAAAAGCATATGGGTCACCACTATCCCAGTCAATACGAGGAAGTACGGGAGAAATATCGTCATCCTGAATACGTTTAGCACCCACAATATCTGCCCAATATCTTGCCTCGTCCTCGTCTAAAGGGTCTGGTAAGATAAAGTTACCGTTTGATTCGTCATTTCCGTTTACGTCGTCTGCCCAAGCATCCGAACGTCCAAATCCTAAGTACAAGAAGTTATCATCAGCTGCAACACCAGTGGTTTTAAACTGGTCGATGAAAACCATCAAGTTCTGAGTTCTAAATTTACTGGTTACAATTGCACCCATGTGTTTACTCCTAAGTTAAATGTTTTATTTAATAATTCTATTTATAATATTTATAACGTTTTTTGTAGTTACTATGCCGGAAGCGGCCATATATTTGTCTCATCAATCGTAGTAGAGTGAATATGGTCGCCTAGTCCAGAACCTTGTTGACTTTGAATCCACTGTCCACCTTCAGCAACCATACCCTGATATACAACAACATTGTGATTATCAAAGTCCGAAGTCTGAGATACAATTTGGTATTGGAAATTCACAAGTCTAATAACTAAAGTATGTGTATATAATTCTGCGTGAATTGCGTCTGCTTGGAAAGTTTGAACCAATCCTCCACCAACTAAAGTAGCATATTCAGTTTCCGTTAGGAAATATGTATGGGTATGGAAACCTCCACTCAACATAAACTTATGAACATTTGTACCCGAACCAGGGAATCTATCAAACTGACTAATAGGTAACGCAAGGAACGTTCCGTCGTCGCCCAAGAAAGGGTTAAACTTCAACGAGTAACTATGGTAATGTGCCATGTTTCCGTTAGGTGAATCATACCAAACCGTTCCGAAGGTAGAATCCTGCGAGTTCACTAATAAGTTTGCAGTTGCTAAAGTAATAGGTTCACACATTCTACCTGAGTATGGTCCTTGTGTATCTAAAGAACAACCTTGATATAGTAAATGGTCATGCGAACCTTCACCGTCAATAAACGTAGAACCGATCCATATAGTCGGTGGGTTATTGACTTGTAAAATGTTATTAACAAACGTCTTACGTTTTAATTCGTTTTCAATAGTCAACGTAGATGCAGTAACGTCTACGTCTGTTGTGACTACTGGAGGTAATACAGTAGAAGTACTCGTTCCGTCTGAACTATTAGTTGTAATAGTTTCTGTCACATTTGTGATTGTAGTTGTCGTAGTAGTAGTCGTCGTCAAATCGCTATATGTTATAATGGTTGTATCGTCGCCTGCACTTGGAGTATCTGGATAACTAGTAGATACAGGAGATAATGGTGTTGTATTAACATTAACTTCAACCGAAGGTGGATTAACTAAAGTTTCATACGAACTTGCAATGTTTGTTTGGTAAATAGAACCACCACTTTGCTGAGCATCTGCTTCATTATTTGGATTCCATTCAATTGTTAAGTTATGCCAATGCAACCCTTCAGATGGACCTAAGATTTGCGATAGGTAATATCTACCAGTATCTTGAAGTGCATCTTCAATTCCACCACGAACGTATGTAACAGAACTTGTACAATAGAATACATTATTCAAATCGTCCCATTTAACAATATATAAGTGGAAATGTCCACCAGAGATAGAGTCGTAAAGGGTAACTTGATTTGTAATTCCGTCAATCAATTTATATGCTTCGTCGACACTTAACCCAACAGCATAATCAATAGTGCCATCTGAGAATGGTCCAACAACAGTATTGTTGAAGAAGTGTGGATGCGATCCACCAGGATAAGGGAAACCTGGAGAATCAAATATAGGCAAATTGTTTACTGATATAACCTGATTGTATCCTGTTCCACTAGGAATACCGTCTACTGAAACAGGGTGTCTGTGATCAGCAGGAGTTCTAATAAAGTATTGTTGGTTATCAGAAGATACCCATTGCTCTACTTCTTGTATAACCAAAGAACTGTTTAATGAGTCAAACGTTACATCATACTCATGGTAATGATTTTGGTAAATTGAAGAATATAATGTTACATTATCAATAGCACCTGAGATTAAATCCGTAGTTTGTGTGTTTGATAAGTAACTTGCTATTCTATCCGAGTTAGGACCAATTTGGTCTAACGAAGTATCATTAAAGTAATGTTGATGCGGAATTAAAGAACCATTAAGGTTATCCCAGTCATTCGCTTGACCAATAACAGCAGATGGTGCCTCAAACGACGGATCTCCATTCCAACCAACAGACGTTAATAGCCCATCAACTGAAGTTGGATGCTCATGAGTTTGCGTTCCTACTAATATGTACGCACCTGTATCACGCACACCCTCTTCCCATTCTGATGTCTCTTCTAATACAAATGTACGTTGTGCTGCAGAATATGTAATATCATAACCGTGATAATGACGACGAACTCCGTCATCTACAATCGAAGAATACAAAGTATGTATTGTGCCTTCTTCTTGGTTTGCGAGAATTTCTGCGGCAACTTGACTTAATGAGTTAGAACGTCTTCCGTAGTTTTCACCAAAAGAATCTAAAATAACATCGTCAAAGTAATGGAAATGTCCTTCTGCTCCATACTCATTCGCAATACTCACTACAAGGTTTGGTGCAACATCAATTGTAACGTAACCACCAGTATCGATCGCAGGAGGTGCCCATGCTGTATCAGCACCGATGTCATATGGACCCCAAACTTCGGTGTCTGTATTGTAGTACCAACCAGCGGAAGAACCTAAAGGAATTTGTACATCAACTGCATGAGACCATGCAGTAATAACTGGGTGAACGTGAGAAGCAGGTTCGTTTTCTGTCCAATCTGGCCAGAACGCGTCCCATTCAGGCATTTCAATATCAGAAATTTCAACAGTGTCAAACATCTGTTCTGCGAAGTCGTATGTTACTTTATACCCGTGAGTATGTGCTTTTTGTGTTGATGGAATTTGCTCAGGAGCATTAGGAACTTCTACTGAACTATATGCGTCTGTAATCTTAAAGATTTTAGTATTATCTGGTCCCGCGCCTGAAGGCGGTTGGAATGTGTTAATACCCATACGTGTTGAGAAATATATTTCTCCCGCTGAATCTTCGCCCATAGACAACACCGATTCATCAAACGTAGTCAGTGTAACGACTTCAGTAACTGGATCCCAGAAAGATAAAGACTTTCTTGTATAACCAACATCGTCAGACCAACCTATAAACTCTAATATATCATGTCCTTCTGGGTTAGTTTGTCCTATAATGTGGAACAATTCATCAGCAGAACTATATGTTACCGTAAATGTATGAACATAAAACTCAGCATGAATCGTGTCGGTTTGTATTGTTACTACTGGACTTCCTGGATTTGTGTGTAAAAAATCAACCTCGGCTGCGGTTAAAGTCAATGTATGACTATGTGTTGCACCGTTGACTGCGTTTGGTAATACGTTAAAGTTCGCAGAAAGTCCTGCAATGTTTTCTTCTAGTGTGTATAATCTACCACTAGTACCTGCCCAGTTCGTGCCCCAGTCACCAAAGACATACTTGCCTGTCAATTCCGGAACTTCTGTGCCCTGATAAACAAATCCACCTAAGATGGAAATACCAGTACCATGAGAATATTCATGTATAGGTTTCTTCAAGTCACTCAAGTATTCTAACGTAGTAGTATATCCTAAGTCAATTGCGATTTGGTCAATAATGCTTTGTTGTTCTTCATAGTAATGATATGCTTCCATTACTCTCCAACCATAGTTGCCACCAATCTCAACAATGTTCACTTCTTCGAATTTGTCTTGTCCAACATCAGCACACCATAGTCTGCCTTGCACGTCGAACGAGAATCTCCACGGATTTCTAAATCCGAATGCATAGATTTCAGGTCTAAACGGTTGTGCTTCTGCTTGTCCTTCTTTGTATATTGAATTAATGAAAGGGTTATCTGCAGGAATTGAATAAGGAACTGAACCGTTAGTTGAGTCCACGTCAATTCTTAAAATGTTACCTAAGAAGTTTGTAGGGTTTTGAGCATTACCGTAGTCACCATGACCACCATGTCCTTGTGCCCATGATACGTCACCAGCAGAACCACCATCACCTAAACCAATGTAAAGGTAACCATCTGGTCCAAATGCTAACTCACCACCATTGTGGTTAAAGTCTGGTTGAGGAACTTCTAGTAGAATTCTTTCTGACGAAACATCAGCAACGTCCCAATTACCACCAAAAGTAGCAGTAAACTCGGATATAACAGTTGTAGATAATGGGAATCCCCAAGCACCTGTGCCTCCGCCTTGTTCTGTCATATAGTAAACGTAGAATTTACCATTGTTAGAATAATCTGGGTGGAATGCTAAACCTAATACACCACGTTCGTCATAGTTCGCAAAAGAACCTAGACCGATAACGTGTTGTAATGAAGATAAGTCCATGAACAACAATGGTGCTGTATCAGGAACTGCCCAAGTAGATAAGTTTGTTACGCAGTCTGCTTTATTGACAGAAGTATTATCTGAACATTCTCCTGCAACCTTTTGTAAGTAAAGGAAACCTGATTGATCAACCAACACAATGTAGTCTTCATTCATTCCAGGATATGCTTCTATTGTAGCAATATCAGTATTAACGGCCACCTGCTGCACACCAATCAAGTCGTCAATGTTACCCGAACCAGGAACGTCTTGAATAAAGTTAGATGAATAAATTTCTACCCAATCAACGTTAGGGTTTAATTCTGGAGACCAAATTTGATTGTGTTGTAATGTAATATCGGGGTTCATTAAGAACCCACCAACATAGGAATCAGGAACATCTAAGAATACGTTTTGTGGCCAAGTGTTTCCTAAGAAATCCATTCCTGCCATAATAGTAGGGTCTACAGGTAAGTCTGGTTTATAGTTAAAACACAACCAAGTTGTTACTGGAGTGTACACAAAACCATGAGTCATATCGTTACCACGCCAATCTTGTTTAGTTTCCCAACCTGCGTCGTAAGTTACTGTATATTCGTGATAGTGACCTGAAGTGATTTCACCCCAAATGTTTGTAATTGTACCACCAATAGTAATTTCAAATTCATCATATGTTGGATGACCTTCTTTATCTAAAGCTCCAACGTTGTCGTAAAGTGTTACCGAAGCAATATCACCATCAATTAATTGTCTTGCTTGTTCTCTTGTAAGAGGGTCTGCCATACGACCACGTTGTCTATCAACCAACTCACCTTTAACGAAGTATGATACATGTCCTTTAAGTGGTGGTAATTCAGCAAGAGTAAAGTAACCCCAAGAATGTCCAACAGCATTACAAGATGCTTCAGTTGAAGCACAAGAACTAGGGAATTCCCAAGTCCACGTTCCACCAGCGGCTTCACATTGAATATGGTCAGGAGAGGTTCCATCATCACAAGATGATGGTGGCATAGCATTCCAAGTATCTCCCATATCTTCACAAACTGTTTGGTTGAGATTGCTCATATTAGAACACATAGGAGGCATCCAGAACATCCAGTTACCACCATAAGCGGCAACACAGTCTGTAGGATTATCATAAATTGAATTGAAACATTCTCCTCCACCATATGGATGAGTATTTCCGTTGTATCGTGGATCTTGATGAGAGTCTACCCAGTCGCCCCATAGAGGAGGAGTCATAATTCCACCACATACAAGGTTTGCACCGTGCATCGCAGGAACTTCGAATGCTTCACGGTTTAATAAGTCACGAGTTTGTTGGTATGAAATGCCACTAGCGTCTATCGACTTTCCGTGTACCAATAAATTCTTTAATTCTGTTCCGTCAAATGCGTGAGTATGGAATGCAGAAGCACCAACTGCCATTTGAGGTAAATCTACACCTTTAGTTAATACTGTGTCGACCATAGGGGCAAAACCGTCTACCTGACCGTGCGTATGTGTACGTATTCCTCCGTCAACATCAAATGCTTCAATATGCACAGCATCAATAATATCGTTCGTGTTACCGTAAATAGATTGAATTATTGAATTTTCTCTATTCTGTTCCCAAAAACGGTAGTTTTGTTCTGGTGCGTATGATTCTACTTGAACGAACGTAAGCTGGTGTTCTAAAATAGATTCAAGACCTTTAGCAACCAATAATTCCCAAATCTCACAACCAACCATACGTCCGTCGGTTGCTTTGAATTCTTCGTTATAAGTTCCTAACCAATCTACAGTCTCGTGTGTCCAAGTATTGCCAGACGCCGTCCATGTATTCGCAACTGCTTGTGCAGTCCATAAGAATCCGGCACCTTCGCATAATAATTCTGTAAATAGACCATTAGCACTACTAGAACAAGAACCAACATTTAAACACGAATATTCGTCGTTGTTGTAAGTTGAATCTGAACAGGCACCACCGTCAACACATTCTGCGTATGCTGTTATTGATGGGTCTGAACATACAGAATTTGTTGTTTGGTATTCTTTAATACCTTTAAGAGTTCTGCGTATATTTAATGTATTATCTAACGCATGTTGTTCTGCGATATCAAGAAGTTTGATTTGCTGATAATATGCCAATACTAATTCTTCAGGGAATGCATCAAGTCCTAACTTAATATTTTCATTCATCGTGAAGACTTGATACAACTTACTATGAAGTCTAGTACCAATCAAATCAGCTTCTGTTGTAATATCGACTAAAAGGTGGTCCGTAGGATGATTCCAATCTAATGGATCTGCAATTTCAGATCTTACTTCAGTTTTCTTTAGGATCTCTAATACATAATCCTCAAACCCTTGGTCTAAGAATTTCTCAAACCCTTCATGTTCTTCGCCAATTTGAGTTTCTTTCTTGCTGTATATGCTCTCAGGTTTCCATTGGTCGTCAACGAAGATCCACTCATCTGTCATATCTGAGTAATTAGATCCTGCAATATGTTGTGCCCACTCTCCACCTGCAGCAAAACAATTAGTGCTTGCTGTTAGCAGTTCTGCGTCATTACCATAAGAGTAGTTGCCTGTCGGTTCAGAACACTTCCAAACCTTTGTTCTGTAACGTTCTTCACCTTTAGGTAAAGTTGTGTTGATTATTGTTCCGGATACTACTACTTCGTCTTGACCACTTCCTTGAGGAACTCCGCTGACTACATCTTCACGTGTAGATCCGTCCCAACGCATATGATTCCAAGGAATAATAACATCCTCTTGTAATTCAAACGTTTCTGGTCTTGTCCAATCGTATGTTTTGCGATGAGTAGTGCGGTAACTTTGCCCTCTAGTCCAAGTTGCTCCACTATCAATACATAAATTCTCGTCTGTAATTTGGTAATCCGAACATTTACCGATAGGGTAAACGTCAACAGCAACATCAAGGTATGCGAATATCGAAATAAGGTACGCAGCGTATTTTTCAGGTAGTTGCGTTCCCATAGGAACTGTCGACTCAAACATATATTCTGCGAATAATTTAAGTCCAACTGGATGCACTAATTTCTTTAATACGTCTCTATATGCTTGTATAGGAACGTCTGAACGAATTACATAAGAAAAGTCTTGGTAGTAATTGTTGTCTTGCATCTTACGATCTGAAGATAAGAAACCTGTAGAATCAACCCAATAACCGTTCGGTAACCAAACAGCAGTTTTAATTGTATTGTCTGTTTCTTTTAAAGACTCACATGCAATTTTAGTTTGCGGAACGTTTGCTCCGTAAGTAGTACTCCACGCAACACCATTAATGTAACAAGTGGCAGGCGCAATAACACCATCAGAAACTACTGTTAATTTATTAGGAGTAGTTCCACTAGTACCAACCTCTTCCCATACTTCCTCACCTTGAACAAAAGAACCTTCAACCTGAGTCAAAATTAACCTTTCTGGTTCTGGCATAGTAGCAAATTCTTCGATGTCTACAAATGCAGACGCACCAGAAATTTGTCCAATTACTTTCTTATTATAAAGTTTCTTTACATCTTCTTCTGCTTCTGAAACTACTAACCATTGTGGTTCATACCAAACTGAACCAGACGACTTCAACATAAAGTCTTTAGGGTATGCTACATATGCTTCTGTATTAAATTCACGTCTGAATAGAAAGTCCAAAGCACTTTTAGTACCCTTTTCTTTATAAGATTCTTTAATATTCTTAGCAAGGAATGCTTTATTTGTGGTCGGGACTTCCACACCAATTGCTTCTTGTGGTATATTGTGAAGGTATTGTTTCTCAAATTCTGGAATGAATTGGTCTAATGTGTGGTCAATATCAACATTTTGAATTAAATCTGATATTTGTTTATATTCACCCAACTCACCATTGACGTCAGCATCACGCTCCAAGTATTCAAAATACTTTTGCATGAATGTAACGAACATAGGATGGTCTTCTTGAACATAGTCCGGAACCATTCTTTCTACAAATATAGAAAGAAACTTCGCTGGTGACTCAGTGAATTGCTTATTAGACATAATTACCTTTATCTATTAGATGGGTTTGACAATAACGTTTGTACTATTTAGTACCAATAGATTATTACGTATTGTGCTGATATCATTAATTTTCGGTACACCATATAAAGATATTACTGTATTGTTATCAAGGACTGGGTTAAATCCAATTAATTCAATAGTTCCTTCTTCGTAATCAATGCTTCCTTGTGCCGTATTAATGAATCCTTCTGCTATAATATCATAAAGCAATACATTACCTTGACCGTCATCTAACAATGCCATTTGAGACCCGTCTGTAGTAGAACCAAATACAGAAGATACAACAGAACCTGGATTCAATTTATTATTAAATTTGAATATGTAGTTACCGATAGTATTAGATGCTTGAGTATAAAATTTCTTATAAATCTTTAATGTAGTTGTATTATTAGTAATAGAACCTTCTGCATCATCAATAACCCTAGTCATTTTAGAGAACTTCAAATCAACTTTAAATTCAGTAATCTCACTCTCAAAGAACGCAGAAACAGAATCTCTAACCGAGTTCTGGATCTCACCGAGAGATAATGAAGTTTTCAGTGGATCGAAATTAACTGTTGTTTCGATATCAATATACGTGTATTCTGGAGTAACAATAATAGGGTTAATTGCTAACATATTATATTTACTAAGAATATCATCTTTAATATGATTCTTAGTAATAGGAGATAACTCTAGACCGTGCTTAGGTTTAATTGATATAAACACAGCACCGTATTGAGGTGGATCATTGTCTTCACCTCCCCATACACTGATAGAATCAATATTAGGGTATTTTTCTAAAAGAATAGTTTTATAATCTTCGGCAGTTACAGCACGGTTTTGTCTTTCATAAGACTTAGGTGCTGTTTGTCTAATTGATTCAGTAGATTCTGCAGATGCACCAAGGTTGGAAGAGTTTACAGTTTCAATAGTAACTCTATTTGAATCATAATTTTCACCAATAGTAACATCTAGTGAAAACAGTTGGTCTCTAATTGTAGATGTATAGTTTCCGACTTCGCCATTAGTTGATAAATATTCAACAGAAACGGTTTGTCCTTGTTTTGGAATTTTACCAAATATACCATTGCCAAAATAGATTTCAGTAACTTCATCTAACCCTTCTTGTACAAACCATACTTGAGAGAAAGGAACTAGTTCTGACAATAATTCATTATTAGTCCACGGAACTGAAAAAGTTGATGGTGGTTCAATAATACCCAAATCGATAGTAGCTCGGTCACATCCTGCGTCTCTAATAAAATACGATTGGGTGGCTGTACCATCAACGTCCCACTCTAAAGTTTTCATTGTTCCTTGGTTCACTTTGATTTCACCAGTGAAGTCTCCAGACTCATCTGGGAATATATTCACAGTTTCTAGAGCAACGAATTGTAAAGCAGAACCATTTACTGTAGATGTAAACGTTGTTCCTTTTTCAACAGGAATCGAAAGTGGGTCAAGTCCAGTAGTATCAAAAGATAACTTAATAATTGCCTCGGAAGAAGTAACTGAACTTGGTGTATAACCAATAGACTTTGCGTGAGATACTACCGAATTTCTGAGTGTTGCTGTATCTAGGAAGGACTCATTGATTGCCATATTAGCATGAAATCCCATATAATGAGTAGTATATGCCATTACATCTAACATAACAGACATGCCCGACCCTTCAAAATCGTAGTCAGTAAATGTGTCTTGGTCTCTTAAAAAGTCCTTGATATTCTTTTTAACGTTATCAAATTCTAATTCTGAAACTTTTAATTGTTTATCATGTTGTGCCATATTACACCTTTATCTTAATCTATTTAAAAAGAACTCAATTTCTCTCATTGCACCACCAGAAACTGGAGTATATCCAATAGAAACATTATAAGCATTTCTTTCTTCCTCTGCCGTAATATTTACAAAATTTAATACTATCCTTGGTTCCCACTGATGCAATGCGTTTTCAATTTGTGCTTCAAGGGTGATTCTGCAGGTAGAAGTCATCGGTTCAAATAACGAGTGATATACATTTGAACCAAAATCTGGGTTAAATACCCTTTCACCCTTTCGAGTTTTGATAATGTTTAAAATAGACCCAGTTAGAGCCTCATCATCGTATCTACCAACAATATCGTCCGTGTGTGGGTGCACAATCATATCTAAATCGATATCTTTATAACGTCTGTTGATGCCTCTGCGTATCGGTTTCATCTATAATCCCTTTATATCACTATACTATATTTATACTAACCATTAGCAATTACGTTACCAGAACCTGTCGAATTTGCGCTCCCACACGCAACAGAATCGCCTACCCTTGCTAGTGGTCTACTATTTACAAATACTGTAGGACTCCCTGATGCTTGACTACTTCCGTGGTCAGGACACACCACACAACCGTGCTCACCCCAACCATCTCCGACTCTATGTGCACCACGACTATTAATCATAACGTTTCCTGATGCTGATACATTAGCTCTTCCTCCGTAGCACCCGTGCCCAGTACAAACATCACCTAACCTGACTGCTGACGGCATTCTATAACCCCTTAAATGCTGACGATGTAGGAAGAACTGAACTAAGTTCAACATTTCTTGCGTTCGTTATCATATCGTTTGATTTCATACTCCCTGATGGTAATCCAGATGTTCCTTTTTGGCATTTCCATAACCCACCACTGGCTGCACATGAACCCGCATCAGTATCATACACCTTTCCTCCAACACACCTACACGATGTTATATTAGAAAAATCACCAGAACTAATTGCGTTTTTGACCGCATTTGTGTCAGAATCAAACGAAGAAATATTATCTTCAAAGGAATTAGTAGAACCTGGAGTTTGTACCTTAGCTCCTGTTGAGTTTGAGATATTATTCGCAGATTTAGAGAAAGGGGTTTTACCTTGTTCCGGTCTTCTAGACGCACTTGGTGCTCGTGGTGTAAATGATGTTGCTGTAGCCGACCTTCCTACACTCCTATTTATTGATTTTGATACACTTTGGGATTTTCCGACACCAGATCCACCTGAGTTTGACGGTGTGTCTGCTCCTGAACCTGGAGGTTCTTCTGTTGCTAAATCATTATCAATACCATTCTCAACAGCATTCAAATCGACATTTCCTCCAGAAACACTTTCTGTTGCTAAATCATTATCAATACCATTCTCAACGGCATTCAAATCTGTAATTTCGGTTGTTGTATTGAATAAATCAGAACCACTTGCAACATCATCAAACGAAGCGACACCCAACCCTTTCGCAGCGTCCGAAATTGCTTTGTTTGTTGGGTAATATTTAGAAGTAGACCATGCTCCACCACTTGCTAAACAATCGGATTGGTTTGACCCAACACCGTCCCTACATGACTCAGAAATAATAGTTTTAACAGCATTTGTATTATTAAATGCTTCAAACTCAACACCTTCTTTCATCTTTTTAAAGTTATCTAATGCTGGGTTGAATGAGTTGTTCCCTGCCAGAGCTCCGGCAGTCACAGATTCTACACCAGAAATAATAGTATTGTCTTCGTCTCTAACCCACTCTGTTCCATTCCAACTTTTGGTATATGTTGCTACAACTGTCCCACCATCATCCAGTCCTAAAAAATCACTAAGTTGTTCTCCTGACGATTTTACAATATTACCAATACTTGCTGTAATACCTCCTCCGATATCAGTACCAATAGTTGAGAAATACTCACCAAAAGGAACTGCACTTGCTCCGACTTGGTTTAGAGAAGAACCTCCAATTAATGCTGTTGGTGTGTCTGGTGCAAATATATCACCGATTGTATCGCCCACATTACCACCAAGCAATCCATCATATAGATCTAGAATATCGTCCATTACTGGGTCTGTGATTGCAGAAAACATCTTATTATTATTCACCAAAGCACAAGGGTCACTTGTTGCTAGGTTGGTAAAGGCTGCCCATTGTGCTAACTTGTTTAGAATAGCATTCATAGATGCTAAATCTTTTGCAACCAATTGATTCAATGCGTCTTTCATCCCTGTACAGAAGTCATTAAATGGTTGCAATAATCCCTGAACTGCGTCAAGGTTTGTAATCATATTAGCAAGTTTATTTGGGTTTGTTGCGTCTTTTATAATCTGCTGTACACGGGATTGTATTTGAGGTAAATCTCCGATACCTAATACGTCATCTAATATACCTTTAGAATCGAATAGTGTAGCAAAACCTGCTGCACAATCAATTTCGTCTTTATATTGACCTAACGTATTGGCGAGATCCCTTCCTGCTTCTTGAATACCAGTACTCTTAATATAGTCCTCAGTAGATGCTTGAACTAAGTCTTGAGCATAATTACCACATTCATCAAATGCATCAGAAAGGTTTTGTATCTCTTGCATCTGTTGATAAAATGCATTACCGTGTCCAGGAAACCCTTGCTCTAATGTGTATTGATCCAAGTTTGCTGTTACATTTAAACTTGTAGATGCGTTCTTCATATTATCAACAGAAGACATTGCAGGTGATTTTAGTAAACCACCAACTTGCCCCATTGCATCATTAACATCGTTGAACATTCCCATGACTTACTCCTATGGATTTAAGTGTATAATAGCACCTTTAATGGTATGATTCAATGCCGACTCATCCATTTTAGTACCTGCTGTCATAATCTTAGTATTCCCCATCACATTAACATTCCAAGCACCTGCGACATCCATATTCATATCACCGTCTACTTGTAAGTTATAATCTTCTTTAATATGCATATGACACCCACCTTCAATTGTCACATACAAATCCCCACCAAATGTATCCTTATCCTTTCTAATATGAATAAACTCATCACCCATAGTAATATGGTAATTATCTGCAACTACCTTTGTTACTTTTTGTCCCGACGGGTGAATTTCTTCAAACGTTCCGGACTTGTGCCAACGCATCAAACGTTCTGCTTCTGGTGTGTCGTCCCACTCTTCTATGTGACCACTTTCGGATTCACGCACATGGTTGAACGGATACTCTGCCGCAAAAGGGTTTTCTGGTTCGTCCCAAGTCGTTCCTGGGTTTCTTGCTAGAGTAACCCCAACATCTTGTACTCTAATTGCGTCACTTCCATCTTCTGGTTCGTGGTCATCATCTAATTGAGTTGTTTTGCTAGACCAAAGTTCCCCTTCTACCGGATCTTCAAAATCAACCACCGCACGTCTATGAGTATCTGGTTCTTTTAAATTCTCTTTTCTTGGATATTTCTTATTAGGATCATTAAATCCACTTTCTCCAGGCAAATCTAATGGATATCCTCCAAGAGTTCCCATAACAACTGGGTCTTGGCAATTTGTTCCGTCTCTAAAGAAACCAACAACATGCGTTCCTTCTACTGGACCGAGTGGAGTAGTTCCTATACCATTAACCGCAGCGGATGTAATGGGTTGCATAGGGTATGCCCAAGGCAAATCTTCCGTAGGAATACCTTCAGATATACCTTTAACCTTTTTTTCTGTGTGTAAATGAAACATTCTAACACGCACTCTTCCTAACCTCATTGGATCATCTCTGTCTTCAACAACACCAGTAAACCAAATAAAACTATCAAATCCCATTAATTGCATAATATATCCTATTGTTCCATTGTACTTTCATCGAGTTCAAAATCAAACCCGTCTTTTGAACATTCCATAGTCATTTCATAACCTGCTGAATTTATTTTATGATGGATAGCAGTAATTAAATAATTACCACTCATATATCTATCCATTTCTTGAGAATCGTATGTCGTAGAAGGTAGCAATAATTCAAAAGTATTACCTGCGAATATATTAGTATCACCAGGAAGTGTTAATTTAATTAAAGTAGACCTCAGTTCAGACAATTTCATATCATATAAAGGGTAATGAGACCTTTCTTCTTTGTCGTGAATATCATATAAGTAATTAGAACTCATATATCCTATATGTGAAGTAGGTTCTTGTTCATTCTTAAATACGTCACCAAAACCAACATCACCCAATTTACTACCCTTTGGTGTGTTTGTGATATCATACGTTTCGATTGATTTTGTAAGTATATTATGAGCAATCATTCTACCACCATACATACCA